CATCGCAATCCCGAGCTAGGAGCCACGACGCATGACCATCGAAGAACCAACCCGGACCCTGGTCCCCCGGAACAGTCCAAGGGACTTCCGGATAGCTGATCCTTTTCGGGGCATTATCATCCATGACAATGATCCGAAGGTGTTCAGGAGCTCCCTCCAGGAGACGACTTAGGATCGGATTCGTGAGTTTGGGATCGATGAGGTCACTAGCCGCCTCGAAGTCGGAAGAAGCGATCAGGCGCTGACCATCGCACACGGATCCGACGGCGACCGGGTCTAGCTCTCTTGAGAGGGAAGGAAAAGGGCAAACCCCGTTGATCTCCAACCGCCGCATTTCTTCAAAGACTGCTTGCTGGAATCCGACTGAGACGGCAGCACCGGCCGCCGTCGACTTCGTGACCCCCCGGACTTTGAAACCGGCTTCCTTAACCGCAGTGAAATGGCAGTTTCGAGAAGCACCTGAAGAGACGTCCTCGAGGGCCCTCCGGATCAGGAACGCAGCGTACTCACATTCCGATCGAGGATACGTCGCCTCGGACTTGTACTCCCAGAAACCATCCGGACTGAATCCGAGATAAGTCTCAGGAGTCGCCTCCTCACACGCGACGGCGTCACTCGGATCCTCATAGCCCCTCCGGGAGATGGAATGAGTCAGGCGCGGTCGCCCAGGTCTTTCCGGGAAACGGAGGGGGTCTGCAACGGGAGTCTCAGGGAGATCTTGGTTCAAACGGATGTCGTCGACACCCGTGAGAAACTCGAGATACCCGTCCTTCCCGTATCCATCGAACCCATGGAAGGCCCGGAAAAGGTAACCACCTTTCCCGCCGAAGCCTCTACCCGATTCGACACACCCGGTCGAGGAGGGCCGAGAGGGCCACGTGCCTCCTTCGAACCATTCCCTCAGGCCCCGAGAAATCTGCGCCAGAGGCTCCTCGAGCGCGCCGAGGGCCTGCCGGACGTCCCCATCCGTCAGATTGCTCAAGGATGACCGGGAAACTTTCTCGTGATGACTCATCACCGAGAATATAGTCGCCCGATCCGTTGCATGACCGAGCGCAGTTTTCAGCGCAAAGAGGGATTCGGAAACCTCCACCCTCCTACGCAGGGGCCCCTTCCGGAAGATATGCGCGTTGGCCCACTTCCGGAACGGACCCCAAAGTTTCACTTTCGCATGCTCGGTGCCAAGCAGGCGTGCGGAGAAAGATTCAAGCCAGGTCTTGGCCTTCTTCGCAACAACCCTCTCGTCAGGATCAGAAATAAAATTCCTGAATTGCCTCCGGGCCGAGAGTGCCACTGGTATGGAGCCTCCCACAACGTACATGAAGTCGTAAAGACGACTCGATGCGAGTATTGAGAGTGCCTCTCCACCCAGTGAAATATCGGGGATGAGTGAACATTCATCCTCCGAAAGCGGTGATGATCCATCACGGATCTCGCCAGCTCGGGGAGTCTCCCCGAGTAGTGACTGACCTAAGTCAACTGACATAGTCACTATTACCC